AATTTTACGGGGATAAAAAACAACACATGGATTTTTTAATCATCACACACCAAATAAAAATGAACAAATGAACATAGAATGGGTTAAAACAAAAGACATCATCCCAAACGAAAACAATCCAAGGATTTTGAAGGATGATAAATTTAAGAAGTTAGTACAATCAATCAAGGACTTTCCCGAAATGTTGGAGATACGCCCAATTGTTGTGAATAACGAAATGATGATTTTGGGTGGTAACATGAGATGGAAAGCCATTCAGGAAATCGGCATCAAAGAAATACCCATCATCAAGGCGGAAAACTTAACCGAAGAACAACAACGGGAATTTTTGATAAAAGACAATGTTGGATTTGGGGAATGGGATTGGGATGCACTTGCCAACGATTTTGATGCGGACGATTTAGAAGATTGGGGATTGGAATTGCCAAAAGTTATTGACGAAGTGGAGGATGAACCAAAGATTGATACCCAAAAAATCACATTGGAATACACCCCCGATGAATACAACCAAGTAAAAAAAGCATTACAAAAAATAGCATCAACACCCGAACAAGCAGTTTGGAAACTATTAGAACTATGAAAGCATGGAGAGAAACCCGCGACACCATACCACATGACCAAGTGTGGGTATTAATTGACACCAAAGAGGTTGCCTACATTTTAGACGGGCAATGGTATCGTGCCAGTGATGATTACCCAATTCACGAACCTTATATGTGGATGCCGATTCCTATTTTACCAAACGATTGATTATGACACCAAAAGACAAAGCGAAAGAACTGGTTGACAAATTCACCGTGGTTGGATTACAACAAAGAAACGAAGGAATCCAATGCGCATTGATTTGTGTTGATGAGATAGTTAAAGAAATTCAATGCAACGCATTTGACTTTGGGGCAACTGTCCCAATGTCCGTGTACACATATTGGAAAGAAGTAAAAAAAGAAATTGAATTAATTGGAAAATAATTGGACAAATATGCCAAACGAACAAAACCTAATACCACCACCACAACCTGGTGAAGTACGCAACCCAAACGGGCGACCAAAGGGAAGCAAGAACCGAAGCACCATCGCACGGAAATGGTTGGAGGTAATGCAAGATGCAAAAAACCCAATCACGGGGGAATTGGAAAAACTATCCCAAGAAGATTTGATAACCCTTGCAATGATACACAAGGCAAGGAAAGGTGATGTGGGTGCGTACAAACAATTGATGGATTCGGGATTTGGTATGCCCACCCAACAAATTGATGTTACCACTGAAAAGCCAATCTTTAATGGTATTGACTTGGATGTAAAATAATGCTTCAAAGAACCACTGCTCAAACCAAGATTTCACAACTGCGAAAGCGGGTTAGAATCGTGCGCGGTGGAACAAGTTCGAGCAAAACATTCAGTATTATCCCCATGCTTATCACATACGCGGTGCAAAATCCAAAGTGTGAAATTAGTGTGGTATCGGAAACCATCCCACATTTGCGAAGGGGTGCTATCCGTGACTTCCTAAAAATCATGGACATGGTGGGAATGTATGACCCAAACAAGTGGAACAAATCTTCACTCACCTATACATTCTCAAATGATTCATACATTGAATTCTTTTCTGCGGATCAACCCCAAAAGTTGAGGGGTGCAAGGCGTGATGTCCTTTTTGTAAACGAGTGCAACAACATAGATTGGGAATCATACTACCAACTTTCCATTCGTACAAGAAAGTTCATTTATCTTGATTACAACCCAGTGAGGGAATTTTGGGTGGATTCGGAACTCATTGGTGACCCCGATTCCGAAATGATAATCCTCACATACAAAGACAATGAAGCGTTGGACAAATCCATCGTAGCCGAGATTGAAAAGGCCAAAGAAAAGGGAAAAACAAGTAGGTATTGGGAAAATTGGTTCAGAGTATATGGGCTTGGCGAGATTGGAAACCTACAAGGGGTTATCTTTTCAAATTGGCAAACCATCGATAAGATTCCCGAAGATGCAAGGTTACTTGGTTGTGGTGTGGATTTCGGTTATACAAACGACCCCACGGCAATTGTGGCCGTATATGAGTACAATGGTCAACGAATCGTTGATGAGGTCGCATATCGCACGGGGATGCTTAATTCGGATATTGCAAAGGCATTGCCCAACTTTGTGCCAGTGTATGCGGATAGCGCAGAACCAAAATCAATTGATGAGATAAAAAGATACGGCATCAGAATCAAGGGCGTAACCAAAGGAAAGGATTCTATCAACTACGGAATCCAAATCATGCAATCACAATCCTATTTGGTTACATCCACATCCACAAACCTAATTAAAGAACTACGCAACTATTGTTGGGATACGGATGCCCAAGGGCGTACAATGAACACACCAACGGGCATTGACCACGGAATTGACAGTTGGAGGTACTTCGAGATGATGGCACTTGGAATCAAATCATCGTACGGCCAATACGACATCCGATAATTTTTTTTAATTATTTTTCATTTTATATTTGGAATTACAAATAATAGGTGTACATTTGTTGAACAATATGACAAATATGAGAAACGCAATCGAAACAATCAGAGAATCTTACAAAGGACAAATCGAAATCCTTGTTCAAAAAGAAACCGAAAGAATCGCCAACATTTTGAGTGTTTACAATGATTTCAGAACCAAATTCCCTACCGAGATTCAGGACTGCGCAGTATTCCGCACAATTTTAATTATGAACGGATGTAACGATGAATTGGCCAATGAAGAAAATGCAAAAAGCCACAATTGGTACACCAAGTATGCTTATTCAATGACACATGGTCGCCGTATGAGATTGCAAGATTTTGTTTTCGGTTTGGTTAATCGCTACGAAAAAACATTTGCAAGTCATATTGAATCAGTAAAAGCCGTTAGCGTAGCAAAATTGGAAAGCGCATTGACAAAGTTTTTGACTACCGATGACATGGCCGAAACAATAACCACACACATTGGCGGAAAAGGTTTTGAAGTTAACGCCAAATTGCAAGATGGTCGTTTCTTTTACACTTGTTGCATTGGTGCGGGTGGTTACAACATTCAAGAATACCATTTGAGATACATAGCAAAAGTGTTAAAATAAAAAGAACGGGGGCCTAACTGCCCCCATTGTTTATTTCGTGTGGATTAACTATATTCGCAAAGACAAATAACAATGAAGCATATTAAATTGGAATCCTTAATTGTTGAAGATGAATACACAAACTATGTGTGCGAATCATTTGATATTGTGGATCGTGTAAAATCGGGGGTTACTATACCTTTTAATTTTAAGCGTTTGAACACAATGGATTGGCACATTGGTGCAATCGTTGGGGGAAGTGGAAGTGGGAAAACAAGCATACTAAAAACATTTGGTGAAATTAAAGAATCGTCATTTGACAATTCAAAAGCATTGATAAGTAATTTTAATTGGTTGACACCGAAAGATGCAACGATGTTACTCACATCAATGGGGTTATCATCAGTTCCGTGTTGGTTAAGGCCATTTAATACATTGTCAAATGGTGAACAATACCGTGCAACGATGGCTTATGTTGTGGCATCTGCAAAACCAGGCGAAGTTATTTTAATTGATGAATTCACATCGGTTGTGGATAGGGATGTAGCAAAATCAATGAGTTATGCGTTGCAAAAATATGTTCGGTTGCATGGGATTAAAATTATAGTTGCATCATGCCATTACGATATTTTGGAATGGTTAATGCCAAATTGGATTTGTAACCCAACAAAAGGGGGCGTACTCGAAGAGTGCGACTATCTTCGGCAAGGCAGACCAAAAATTCAATTATCGGTTAGTAGAGTTACATCGAAAACTTGGGATATCTTCAAAGCCCATCATTACATGACGGCAAGTGTGAACCAAAGTTGTACATTTTTATTGTTTGAATGGAATGAAAAACCCATCGCCATTGTGGCAGTAATTTCAACACCAAGAAACAACAACCCAAACGGCAAGGCAATATCAAGGGTTGTGGTGTTACCTGATTATCAAGGCATTGGCATTGGTTCAAAAGTTTGCAATTTTATTGGGGGTATATATAAAAATCAAAAATGTGATTTGTACATTAAAACAGTGAACCCAGCATTGGGAGAGTATTTCAACAAATCGGATCAATGGATTGGAACATCGCATAATGGGAAAATGAGAAACGACATCCATTTGGCAAATGAAAAATCATATAAAAATAGATTGGAACGCCAATCATATTGCCACAAATACAATGGGCAATCAATTGGAGGTTATGAAGATATATTGTTGAACATTGATTCAATGAGGACAAAAACACAATTAAAATTATTTTGAAAAGTTTTAAGATTTGGACGGAATCCGAAATGGATGAATTTCGCTTGTTGTTTCCCGTAACCCACAATAAGGACTTGGCGGTGAAGTTTAATTGCACACCAAATGTCATCAAAAACATTGCATACAAAAACAAGTTGAGAAAGGACAAAGATTTTTGGCAGGGTTATTTGCGCAACACTGCCCACAAGCATTTGCCTAAATTTAAGAAAGGATGCACAAGTTGGTGCAAAGGAACAAAGGGTGTGATGCTGAATGGTGCTGAAACACGATTTGTCAAAGGACAACGCCCACACAACTACCATCCGATAGGTCATTTGAGCAGTTATAGGGACTTCATAACGATTAAAACCGAGCAAGGGTACAAACCCCTTCACCGATTAACTTGGGAACAACACAACGGCAAAATCCCACCATTGAAATACATAGTGTTTAAGGATGGCAACAAAAAGAATTGTGACATCAGCAACTTGGAGATGGTGGACAAAATGCACTTCATGAAGGAACACCACCCAATGAAGTACCCGAAGGAAATCAAAGATGCAATCAATATCAAACGAGAAATAACAAAATACATAAAAAAACATGGCAAGAAACAAGATTAACGATGTGCGTGACCACCTATTTGAAGTGTTGGAACGCTTAAAGGATGGTGACATTGACATCGAAACGGCAAAAACAATGGCGGATGTAAGCCAAGTGATTATCAATTCAGCAAAGATTGAAGTGGATTTTATCCGCATTACTGGGGCAAACCAAAACACGGGATTCATCAAACTAACCGAAGGGGGTGAAAAATGAGCCATTACCAAGAAGTGCATAACCTTAAACAAGAAATCAGACGGATGCGGTTGCAGATGATTGAACAAAAGTCGGACTATGACAATTTGATTCGTGCGTTGAAGCGTGAAATTGTCCAACCCAAAACCGACATTAATTTAGAGCCAACCCCATGGCGTGAAGTATTACGGGCAATCTGTGAGGTTTACGACCTTACACCCGACACAGTGATA